TTGTAACGTAAACTCTGAAAACTTTTTATTTGACATCTTTTACTGTTTGATTGTTATAACTAACTTCATAATTCCAGGTATTACTTGAACTCCAATTCATATCTAAATACTTTTTTAGTTTTACTATATTTTTATTTTTCGGTTTATATCTCAAAGTACCCAACCATTAAATAGCCCATCTTGATCAGGATATACATCACCACCTGTGTTTTGGTTATACTCAGGAAACAAGTTACTATTGTTGTCTATGTAATCTAAAAACCTTTGTACATAATACTCTGCTGTGTTTCTTGCTTTGTTTACTAAATAATCTACTTCTTCTTTTGATACGCTTTCTGCGTTCTCTGAATTACCTTTAAATATACCTCCTTGCTTTAATTGATAAGCAGCATAAGGATAGTATTCAGCTTGTGCAAACCATATTAACATCGGCTGTACATAGGTGTTTACTAAGGTTTCATAATTACCACTAAGACCACTACCAGAAATATCGGTGCTTATTTTATTATATAATTTGCTTCCTAAATAATTTCTTATTTCAGTTTCTTGTGCTACTTTGATAAATTGTATAAACTTATCAGTATCTACATTACCATCAATGATACTATTCTTAACTAAATCTGTTCTTGATATAAATAAAACTGTTGCCATAATTAATTTTTAAAACCCATTTTATTCCAATATGCAGCAGTATAACCCTTTCTAGGCATATTTCTAGGAGCTATAGATACTTTGTTTGGATTTTTTTCTGGTGTAAAACCCTCGCTTCTTGCTTTTGTTGTACTTATTGTATCTCCTAAAGACCTACTACCATCTTTTCTTGCATATATTTTTCTAGTCCATCTATGCGAACAACGAGGTCCTCCTTTGTAGAGCCATACTGAATATGTTGATTTGCCCTTACCTGCAAAGTCTGGGTTTACTGCAATATCATCTAAGGCTATAATATCTTCTTTACGATAGACTTTATTTTCTTTCATCATTTTTATACAAAACTCTCTTGATCTACCTTTTCTAGTTTCATAAGCACCAGAATAAGCTGTGTACATATATCTTACCAAATATGTAATATCTTCTTTGCCCTCTTTCTTACTTTTACCATCTTGCTCACTTTCTTTGTATGGTGTCGCTTTTGCAACTCTAGCTAACTTTACTTCGTTGTTTAGTTCTTCAACCTTTTTGTCAAGCTCATCTTCTAAGTCATAGTCAACATCCATTTCATCAATCAAATCAAACTTCTCTAAAAGTTCTGATTCATCTTGTCCTTTACCTATAAACTCCTCTAGTAAGTCATTAGATTCTTTACTTAATTTAACACCTGTTTCTTCTTCTCTTGTTTCTTCATCCTCTACATTTTCTAAGTCAGTAAATTCAAGTGGCTGAAGCGTTTTAAAGTATAAATTTAAAGCTATATCATTATAAGCTAGTATTTTGTCAAACGCATCAATTAAAAGATTTTGAAAGCCTTTTATTACAAGATTGTCAAAAAGAATAGATGCTGTTTTTAACTCGTCAGCGTTATTACCAAGACCTGTTGAATCTTTGATACCAAATAACATAGGACTTACTACCCTATGAGATACCATAATCTTTTTAGAACTCTCATCACTAAGAAACTGATATTGTTGGTGTGCATCACTTAACTGAACAGGCTCTATACTTGCAGCTTGTTCTGGGTTATCGTTAAAGGCTAAAATGAACTTCCCAGCATTACTACTACCAGAAAACTTGTCGTAGATACGTCTTTCTATCATTTCTCTTTGCTCAGGATCTGGTGTACCATTATTAAAGTTGATTAGCATACTTGGTGCTAAACCATTCATAATGTTGTTTAGGTGATAGTTTGAAATCTCCTCCTCTAGTTCTGAGTATTGTGTACCACCTTGATAATCTACAGGACTATAATACTTGAAACCTGCTCTGTATGGCTTAATATAAAGTATCTCTAAGCCCTCTTTTGAAGTTCCAAAAGCAGGAATACGTTTTAACTCTACATTACGTTTATACTTGCTCCAATCGCTAAAATAGAAATAACCGTTAATATCTCCTTTTTCATCGCATTTCTCAGCTCTTAATGTTTCAATAGGCATATGCTCTAGCTGTACAATCTTAGTTCTGTCTTTTGAATAGATTACCTGGACAGCACATTGACCCATAAGTTTTAAGTCATAGCATAATTTTCTAACGCAATCTTTTTTAAATAAGCTCATCATTTGAGCGTACTCATTAGGTTTCTTGTTTGAGTTAGTCGCATCTAAGCCTTTACCGTAAATCATTTCACTAACACCATTTATAATAGCGTTGTTAGTCGGACTACCGTTATATCTGTCTATTAAGTATTGGAAATACATATTATCTTCACCGTATTCAATAAAGTCTTTGCCTCTTACTTCCTTAACTTCAGGTGAGGTATAGGTGCTTAAATTAACAATACTTAATTCTGATTTATTTTTCATATAATTATATAATCGTTATCGTACTGATCGTTTCCTGTCGGTACTGTGTATTCACCACTATTAACAGAGTAACTAGAAATAGTTTGATTAGTACAAAATATTTTGTCTTTGTATATTATGTTACTACCCTCTTTTACAGTCATATCATAAAATCTTCCCTCTACTAAAACAGGACTTAGTGCTTTTGTGATTACTAGATAGTTTTTGTCTGTTGAGGTGCTTATGCTACTGTATGTTGTTGAGGTGTTTGTAGAATCGTCTCTTAGTATCATACTAACTGTACTAGCATAACTTCTAGGAATTATTTTAAGAGTTTGTGCTGAAGCAGATGTAGTTAAATGTTTCATACTTATATAACGCACTATCTTTGAATTTTGTACATAAAAAAAGAGGAGTTAAAAAACTCCCCTTTCAAAACTAAACTAATTTACATTATGAAAACTCTACAAGTTCAAATATACAAAATTAATTTTAATTTGGTGTAATCTGACTTCCCTCAGTTGCACCATCTATTACAGATTTTTGTACAAATAATGGTGGGTCAGTTTCTTGTGCAACAAATGTCAATGAATAACCAGACATATCTCCCATAGCAGCCCCACTACTAAAAGTACCTGTTGTTAATTCGCATCCGTGATCTTCACCTAATAAAAAGAAATTACCATTATAATCTGCAACAATGATTTGTGGTCTTGCAACTGCTAATAATTTAATTTCTTCTGATGTTTGTTTTTCTTGAAATGTCAAGTTCACTACTAAACTTGATTCGTAGAAAGTAGTTCCGTTTTCTCTTGATGAGGTTACAGTAGTGTCAAGTGTCGATGTTCCTTTGATGTCAAACTTCATAAGCGTTGGACTTCCACCAAAAGCTGATACTTCGCCACCAGATTTTGTTAAAGCACCAAGACCACCATAATCAACAAAGTAAACAGCTTTTAAGCCACCAACTCCTGATTTACACGGTAAACCTCTACCTTTTGTTAATATACAAGCCATATCTTTATTTTATTAAAAAAGGGTAGGTAGAAAACCACCTACCCCTCTATTTGTTAGTCAATTTATTTTATTAAGAGTATAATACAATATCACTTCCGATACCGTGCTGTACACCAGCAGATCCTCTTAATACAACTCTTACATTTTGTGATCCGTCAATATCAGCCATATCAATCAGCTTAACTTCTTGCCAATCGTTTAAAAGACCTGTACCGAAGAATAAGTTGCTTGTTTGTGCTGCAACCATTTTGTTATCAGACATACCAGGACAAGTATATAATGGAATACCTTGAAAGTTCATTTCTGTTTTTCCAACATTATATAAATCTCTATAACCTAAAGCTGCTTGTGCCTGAACATAAAACTTAGCTGCTTTTGTTCCAATGTAGATTTTTAAATCTTCCTTGCCATAAACAGCACCTGGAATTGCATCTACTACAGAATCAAGCTG